ATATTTTAAAAAAATATTATTAATACTTTCTATAGCTCTAATTAAATTTAATATGATATTTTTATATTCTATTCCTGTAGTAAAAAAACTATCCAATTCATCATAAATTAAATACCAAGTTTTATGTTTATTTTGATTTAAAATATTCAAAACATTGTTTTCTAAAGATTTCAAATAATTAATATAGTTTCCCTTTTCTGTATTCATTTGTTTTTTATCACTTTTTTCAATTTTTGAATTAATTTTAAATAGATCTTTAATAACAACCCATAAGTTTAAGTTCGTTTGAATTTCAAGGCTACCAGTAATATTTTTTTCTTTAAGTGTAGATATTGTTTTTTCACCACCTAACTTTATATGAAAATCATTATCAGTCAAAAATTTACATAATACTTCTAATTCTTTGGATTGTTCTAGGGTTTCTCTATTTAAAAAAATTAATTTAGACAATTCTATAAGAATAGTCCATTTCCAAATTGAAAAATAATCTATTTGTTGATTTTCTTTTAAGTTTATCAACTCATTTAATCTAAAAGATTCATATGAATCTTTTCTACAGAAGTTTCCTAAGCTTTTATTTTTTTGAATAAAATATTCTACCAGTGTAGTTTTTCCAGTTCCTCTTCTCCCTGAAACTATAAAAATTTCATCTTTTAAAAGATTCTCATAAATTTTATTATAGTTATAAAATAAATTTTCAAAATTATTTAAATTAGATTCATTCTTCCCATCACTTCGTCCAAACTCTATATCTTTAATTTTCATATACTCTCCCCTTTTTTCATAAACATTTTATTATGATAATTTTTTATCAAATAAAAAAAGAGACATGATATTACAATAAGCCTCTATTTTAAATTTTCTGCTTTTTTTCTGTTGTATTTTTTAAATTTATACTATTTTATGAAAACTTATTGAAAATTTACAACTAGAAATTAATGATTTTATGTACCTTTTAAATTTTATGAAAACTTACTAAATTCTATGGTGCCTGAGGCGGGATAATATTATTATGCCAATTAAATTACGGTTTTATAACTGTTATAGAAAATTATTCTGTTTATAGTCTGTTGTTAATTTATTCCATTTCAGTTCCACTGCTTCTTTACCTTTGGTATGTTTTTATTATACAATATTTTTGGGTATTTGTCATTTTTGTTTTTACACAAAAAAAGAAGGGTAGGACAAAATCCTACCCTAAATTTTACTTAATTTCTTCATCAAAATCTTTTTCTTTTAGTTTTTCTGGTTTAACATCTTTTGGATCAACATCTTTAGAATTGCACTTATCTCCTTTGCATTGCTCAAGTGCTATTTTAAGTTTTTCAGGGATAGGTAATCCTAACTTACTAGCGTTTTCTATTACTGATAAAAATTCTGTAGCTACATAGAATATAATAACTAAATTACGAATCCCAACATTAGGTACAAGCTGCTCTATAACAGTTGAGCAAGAGACTATGATTAATATAAAGACCTTCTTGCTTATTCCCTTATATGCTCTAGCACTATTAACTGTTTTAGTAATATATCCGACCCAAACTCCAGTAGCATAGTCTATTAGCATAAGAAATACTAAAACTCTTACAGATAAGTCAAACCCACCTAATGCCCATACTAATACAGATATCCACCCAGTCCATATCATAGCTATTCCATTTTTAGCACTTATAAAAAAATCTTCCATTTACTCCCCTTTCCTGAAATGGCTAGCCCCAAACATTCTAACCATTCTATACATTAAATTTCTTTTGATTACACCCACTCCCCATTCTTTCATAATCTCTAAGAATATTTTATCAGCTTCTTCTCTTGTAATATTAATTTTACATTGATTTGAATATAACCAGTCATGGACAACTGCTGCTCTTCCATGTTTACCATAGCTATTTATTATGTTTCTAAATATTCTAGGTACTGATGCATAATCTGTTCTAAAACCTTTTGGAACTCTTATAACACCTCTTGATGTTTTATAATAATAATCTTCCATAACTTCCCAATACTTGTCATCTATTGGAGTTGTCTTTAATTCTGTTATTTCCATAATTTAAACCTCCTATTCAACATCAATTTTTTTATTTTCCCATTTCTTGTAAGCATCCAAATATAATTCTTTCTTATCCCCATTGTAAGTTAATTCATAGTACATTCCATCTGATACTGTTGTAGATAGCAATGCTTTTGCATTTTGTAGAGTTTTACAATACCATACAACAAATACATCATCTTTTGTTATTTTTACTCCATCTGTTTTTTCTACTCTTTCATTAAAATACTCAACCACTTTTTCCCTACATAAATCTTGAAAATTATTAAAATTCATACTTTATTTCCTCCTGTTATTTGTTATAATAATTGCCTGACTAGACGATTTATTAACTAATTCTCAATTTGGAAATGTGGACCATCCTTAAATGTCTTCCAATCTCCACCCCAAGTAATTACATAACCTAACTTTTTTGCTACTTCTTTTACACAATCAGCAACTTCTTTATAATATTTAAAATCCCAAGTTACTTTCCCATCAATCCATACAGCTATATCAACTGCTTTACCTGTTAAATGGTAGCTTTTTAAAGTCTTAGATTTTCCTTGTGCAACTAATTCTTTTTGCCTTTTGAGTGTTCTTATTCCTTCTGTTATAGAAAAATCATAAGGACTTTCTTTAATAGCTACATTCATAAGATTTTGAAGTCTTATGTCAACAGTTTCAAGTTTTGCTTTGCTTCTTTCAGAAAACTTATACATTTTTCTCATCTCCTATTCCATAACCCATATATCTTTTATTGTTAATGGTTGATTACTTTCTGCTGAAAGCTCACCATTATTTATTTTTACTGTAATTCCACCCTCAAATTGTTGTCCAACTTTATAATTTGAAGTATTTTCTTTTTTGAAAAAATAAACTTTTATTTCTTGATTAAATTGTATGTAAGTAAAAAATATAATTTTCCAATTATTTCCAATTTGAATATTTGCTGAAGTAGATACCTGTGATATAGTATATTCTCCATCTACTTTTCTTAAACTTAATCCACTTTTTATAGTTGTCTCTTTTTCTGTGTCATCATTTAAAGTTATTTTTAATTTATTATCTGCATAAGATAAATTCTTAATTTTAGCATTATCTATCTTAGTGTTAAATTCATTAACTTTTTCATCAAAATGAGTAGATACAGAGGTTCTAACTTCTTGATCCAATGCTTTAACTTTTTCTTGATAAACATTTTCTAAGTCTTTTGTTAGTTTTTTCTTATTTTCTTCTGCTGCAACTCTTATTTCTTCTGTTCTTTTAGTAATTTCAGTTTCTACAATTGCTTTTACTTCTTTGTGTTGAAACTCTTGCCCTACTTCAAGTTTTTTAGTTTTTATAGTTATGTCATCTAATGTTATTCTATTTGCTCCCTCTATAATTGTTGCTTTTAGAGTAGTCCAGCCACCATTAACAAAAACACTATAATGAATTGGAAATAATGCCTCATCTTTCCCAGATACATTAATTTTCTCAACTTGATAGCTTCTGTCTGGGAGTATATATTTAAGTTCTAATTGCTTTCCTTGCAGTGTTTCTGCTCCAAACATATATAAAAACTTTAATCTTATATGTGGAAAACCCCTGTCACCAACTGTAAACACATGACTATCTAAAACTTCACAGCGATTAGAGTAAACTAAAACATTTGTTATATGTTCCATTAGTTACCACCTACCATAAACTCTTTTATTTTAGCTAAATAATCATCTTTATTTATTAATTTTGGCTCTTCTAATAACTTAAAAAAGTTCTCTGTATCATATACAGATTGAACGAAGTTGCTTCCATAAAACATTAATTGAACTAGCTTTACCATATCCATTTCATAGCCAAAATCATCTTCAAAATACCAAGTCCTACTTATATCTTTGTGTAAGAATGTCTTTACAAGAAACATAACAAGAGCAGTTATAGCCATAAAAGTTATATCTTTAACTCTACATTTCTGTCTATGTTTTACTTTATTTATTTCATAGTCAAATCCATAATCAAGTATTTCATTTTTTATTGTGTTAATTTGTGTGTCACAATACTCTTTAAACCCCTCTTTATCTTCAACTATCCATTTTTTATTTTTTAAAATATGATAAGGACTAGGTTTATCTTTTATGTCATACAACATATCTTCTGTTATTGAGTATTCCCAATTATCAGGTATACTTTCTCCTTTAAACTCTACTAATGCACCAAAATTTGTTATTTCTTTATAGTTTGGTATTTGATTTTCTGTTTGAAATATAATTACTACTTCTCCATTTAGTAAACTTTCTTTATTTAAGTAAAAAAACATTTTAATCTACCTCCATAGCTATGTATTGTACTTCTCCATTACCAGTTGCAGATGATATAGTTGAAGTTTCTGCACTTGCTGTTATAGACAGACCTTTTATACTAGCTTGATTTATGCTAAATAAAACTCCTCTAAAGCTCATTTGGTTATAATCATTTTTTTGATCTCGCCAATATTCACCATAAACTTCAAAATTACTTTCAAGAATTGTTGTTTCTACTGTATAAACAACATTCGTTCTTGTGGCAAATTTTTTTAAAATATTAAATGCAGAGTTTAAACTTAAAGAACTAATAGATATTCCAAAAGTTTGTGCATAAACTTCATATAACCCATACTTCATTACAAAATCTTTATTAAAAATTAATTCCCCATTTCTTTTTATCTTGATATTGATTTTAGGGACCTTAGAAACATAAATTCTTGGAACATCACTTTTTGAAGTTTTTTTTATAAGTTTTGGATTTAAATTTTCGTATCTTATTCTGTTATTATCATATCCAGCTATATTACCAGTTATTCCAAGTAAAGTTGTAATAACTACATTGTTCATTCCCCAACGAGTACCAACAACTTTGATTGGATTAGCTTCTCTATAATCTTCATTTGTTCCATAAACATAAAATCTATATTGAGTACCAGAAATATGCTCTGCAAAACAATGTATACTTGCCATATTTTTACCAAAATTTGCAGATTTTATAGTTGGTAAAACTATCATAGGTTGTTGAAAACCATCAAAATTTACAACACCTTTTCCTTTACTATCCGTTGATATAGTTCCATATCTAATATTTTTAATGCTAGTCAATCTTTGCCCATTTCTATAAAAATCAATAGAACCATTTGCAATAGTTATAACTTCATTAGTTCCACGACTTATAAATCTAGCAGTGCCATCAAAAGTTGTTCTACCAGTTATATTAAAGTCTCCATTTTCTAATGAATTATTAACATCTGTTATAGTTTTTCCATTCTCTACAACTCTTGCTTGTTTATTTTTGAATTGTATATAATGCCCTGTTGCTTCATCTCCAACTTGAAATGCTACATCTTTATATTTTTCATCTGTTATATCAGTAACCCCTAAAAGTATTTGAGAAGTTACAATGTTAGGATTAGCTGGGTCCTTAATATTTAAAGCAACTCTATTATTTGGGTTTTCTGCTTCAAATTGTCCTAATTTATCGAAAGTTACGTGAGCAAGTTCTCCATTAAGACTTCCAAATTTTTCACCATCATTTAGCAAATATGCTCCAACCTTATCAGCTGTGCCTTGTAACTTTATAATATTTCCATCAATAGAGTTATACATTTTCATAGATGGTAAAATTTCATCTTCGCTAATAGAGTTCCATACTCCGTTATAAAACTTTTTCCATACATTTGTATCTGGATTAAGCCAAATATCATTCTCTTTTACATCTGCTGAATTAGGCTCTGTTTTTTGTTTAAAAAGCTTACTTCTAACATCTCTATCTAAAACTTTTAGATTTTTACTATTTTCATCTATCTTTTCTTCCAAAGGTTTTAAATCTACAAAATTAGTGTTACTCTTTCCAGACAAGGTACTTGAATAAGTAAATTCTCCATCATTTTCAACACATTCAGCTTCTACTCTCATTTCAAATTGTGTTGATTTTAATGATATTTGAATATTCGTTACTCTTACAACTGTATTAATATCTTCAAGTTCTAAACTGTAAACTTCTCCTAATTCAATATCCTTTAGAAAATAAGTATTAAAATTAAAAGTTCTATTGTTTAATATTTGTGCTTTATACTCTGATAATGCTATGTGTTTAGCTAATTTTTCTGTTTGAACTTCTCTATTTTTTTGTATAGACACAAAGTTTTCTTGATATTTTTCTATTATGTTAGGATTCTTAATAACAGCGTCATTGTCTTGATATTTCACAAGTGGTAGCCCTTTTATTTCAAAATTTTCTATATAAAGTTTATAAGGATAGGGATTAAAAAACTTAACTATTGCCTGTGTTTCTTTCCATTCCTCAATAATGTAATGTGTTCCTTTTACAAGTTTTATATCAACTTTACTTTTTATATCATCTTCTCTTGTAAAGTAATATGCAGTACCTTTTGTTAAAGTTGGATTAGATACACTTGAAGTCGTATAAGTTATTCTCATACTTTGTATATCTTTACTTCCAGCAGGTCTATTCTTATCAACTATTATCTTTTGAGCTAGATTAAAAACAACTTGATTTTGTAATTTAATAAATCTATCATAGTTTACCCGTATTCCGTTGTATAAGGGGCTTTTAAAGACTTCCTCAATGTCAGTGATAATATTAGTCCTATCAAATTTTAAAACCTCATTTAACATAAAATTACGAGGTCTTGAAAATAATTTTTTATTCTTAATATATAGAATACTGTCAGTAGCTTTAATAAACCTCTGTAAAATATCAACCCATCTTTCATCTTGTTCAAAAAGTACAAAAGGAACTCTCATTAAATTTCCATCATTAAAAGCTATATCTTTAAAATCAATTTGGTCCTCTCTAAAGCCTAATTTATTTGCAACAATATGAAGTAAAGAATTATGTTTATCATTTGTATTACAAAAAAATAAATCAAAGAATACCATTGTTTCTGGAACTACCTTATCAAATAGCTTGTCATAGCTGTCTTTGATAGAATATGTAAAAGTTTCTTTTCCTGTGTAACTTTTATTTCTTCTTTCAAGAGTCGCCATTCCTTGCAATTCATAAAGTAAATTTCCAACTTCATCTATAACTTCTATCTTTACTTCATTTCCTGTATCAACTATTTTTTCATCAAGTATAAAACTAGCATCCATAGAAGAAATTTCACTAGTTTTAGGTAAAGTAATATCACAGTTATCTATATAATCTGTAATATCACTATCCTTAGATATGTTAGTTATCTTAGCCACATATAAATGGCTATCTATTTCCATACTTAACTTTTGCATTGTTCCTCCTATGGTGTTACTTTTGGTTTTTTAGTCCAAAGTTCTATACCTTTATTTACTCCTTTTAAAATTCTTCCATCTAAGTCATCTACTCCATAAACTTTTTCATAAAAATTATTAGTAACCTTAATTTCTATATTAGAAGATTTATCTTGATAGTAAGCATTACCAAGTTGATTATTCGCAGTATCTTTATTATTAATGGCATCAAATCCACCTAGTCCATTACTTTCTAATCTATATCCAAAATCTTTTAGTTTATTTTTTATAATGTTAAATGCTCCTTCAAAAGTACCTGCCTTTTCTATCTCTGCTTTCATATCTTTAGTATTTACAAACTTAGATATTAAGCCTTGATATACTGAACTTTCTGAAAATGCTTTTATTAGGCCAGCCTTTGTACTCTCATATAAAGACTCTCCTAAGCTCTTTGTAAAACTATCAAATTTTTTTTCTTTTTGTGCTTCATTCATTGCTGAACTTAAAGCATTTTTCATATCATTTAATTTGTCATTAAAATCACTATTTGGAAGTATTTTATTGATAATTGATATGTCAATACCTCTACTCAATAAAAATTGTTTTATAGTATCAAGAGACTTTTTAGCTTGTGTTTCTATGCTTTCTGCTAGTTTTAATTTACTAAAATCAACTCCAGCAAGTAAATCATTAAAATTTAGCTTTCCAGTTTTCTTGATATTTACTAGCTTTTCAGATATTTTCTTAAATTCATCATTAAAGTATCTATCTAAATCACTAAATGCCACATCATAAGCAACAGAACTAGCATTTTTAAATATCTTTTCAAAATAGCTTTTTATTGATGTTACAAATCCACCATTGCCACTAGCTAAACCCTCAATTGTTTGAGCTCTTACATCTTGCATAGCAGTAACTAAAACTTGATTATTTCTAGCCATTTCTTTAATAGTAGAGTTGTATTGTTCTCCAACAAGTCCCATTTGTTTAAATTGCTCTGTATATTCCTGAATTAATTTTTTTTCAGAAGAATAATCAATTCCTGTAAAACTTTCAAGAGTTGATCCTCTGAATAGATCTTTTTTTTCTTTTTCCAACAAATCTAACTGTGATATAAACTCACTTATTTGCTTTTTCCACTCATCTAAATTAGATTGAGTTAAGTTTCTTCCAGTAGCTTTTACCAAATCGCTATGAGATACATTTTTTAAAGCATTATTTAGTTGTCTCATTTCACTGTCAGTAAAGTTATCTAGTTCAGTCTTATCAAAACCTAAATACTTCAATAATTGAGCTTCTCCAACACTTACAGCAGTATATGTATCTTTTGATTTCTTTCTTCTCCCAAAACCTCTACTGTATCTTGTAGAGCCTTTTTCTAATGCAGATATATCACTGAAATGTTTGCCATTTAGCATAGCTTGTTGGAATAAATCTATATTTCTATTACTATTGCTCAAAAATGATAAAGTTGGATTCTTAGCTGCTTCTGTTAAAATTCTATCCGTGAAATTCTTTACATAATCAGCATTTTTCTTTAAAGCTTCTGTAAGAGTTTGCATAGCTTTTATTTGGTCCTGGTATCTGTTTTCATTTTCTCTATTTCTGTTATCTATTTCTGCAGCTTTATTTTTACCTTTTCCGAAACCTATTACTGAACCAATAGATTTAACTATACCAAGCCCTCCAGTTGCTATTCCTACAAGAGAACTTAGTGAATTCATTCCTGCTGTAAAATTTCCTAACCCACCAGAAAAGATTTTTGCTATTGATTTAATATCGTCTAGATTATTGAAAGAAGTTCCAATATTAAAAATATTACTTAATATCCCGCCAATATTTCCTATTGATTTACTTCCAGTAACTTGCCCTAATTGTGAAAAAGAAGAAGCTAGGGAATTTATACTATCCAAAGCCTCATTAACTTTTTTTAATTTAAATGCGATTGCTTGTAAATGCTCTACTTCATCTTCTGATGCTTTTTTCTTTTGTTTAGCCATTTCAATAGATTCTCTCAAATGTCTAGCATCTTCTTCAGATAATTTAGCAAGGTCAATATTATGTTTTTCATAAGCTTTTATTAAATCTCCAAGAACTCTTGCTCTTTCCTCATGATAATTTTCTTCAGAAATTTTTCCTTTACTAAAACTTATTTCTAAATCTTCTAGTTTTTCTTTTACTTTATCTAAAGCCTCATCAATATCAAACTTTTTAATCTTAAATTCTTTTTCTTGCAATTGAATTTGTAAACTCTTAGCTAAATCTATTTGACCATTATCAACTGCTTCTTTTATATATCTCTTTAAAATACTAATTTGATTTTTGATTTTATCTATATCAATAGTACCTAAAATTTCATCATAATTGATTTGATTTTCCATATCTTCAGTAAAAGCTTTTTGAATTTCTTCCAAACTTTTTATTTTTGATTTTTTTTCCTTTTTTTTCTTTTCTTTCTTTTCTTTCTTAGGTTTTTTAGCTTTTTCAGCAAGCTCTTCTAGTTCTGTAATCCTTGATTTTATTTCAGAAGTTACAGCAAGATCCGTTCCAACAGATACAAGCTTTTTATATACTTTTCTTAACTCTTCTAAATTAGAATTTTTATATTTTCCATTTTTCCAATTAGATAATAATTGTTCCGTTTCTTTTGCTAATTTTTGAGTATTAGTATCATTTTCTTCTTTTTCTTTTTCTACCTCATTAATAGCATTTCCAAGGGTATTATCTATTTTTTCACTAGCTTTTTTTCCTGCATTTTTTAATTTTTTATTTTGCCTAGTTTGACTTTGTTTTTCAAATTTATCAAATACAATTCCTAAATCTTTTTCAATTTTTTCGGCTTCATCAAGTCCTTTTGTTGTAATTTTATCTATATTACTTTCAAATCCATTTATAGTCGCCTTTACTTCTTGATAATTTCCCACTAATTCTTTTGTTGCTTTATAAAAATCATTATCAAATTTTATATTTTTTTTCTTAGCTAATTCTTCAACTTTCTTTTTGAGTTTATTATCTTTTCCATCTTTCCATTCTGAGAACTTAGAACCATACACTCTATTAAGTCTATATAATTCTTCCATTTCTTCATCAGTATAAGCAGTAGAAGCATTAGTTTTATATTTTGCATCTATCTTTAAACCTCTTTCTGTTTGCTTTTTTTGATAATCACTAAGTTGAGATTGATACTTTAATGCTTCTGTTCTACTTCTACTTAAAGCATCTTCCTTTGCTTGTAGAATTATTTTTTTCCTTAAATTAGAAATTACCCCATCAATTGCAGTAGCTACTTTATCGTATGCAGTGGCTTCATTATTTATTTCTCCATTTAATTGTGGGTACATAGATAATAATTTTTGATATAAATCATTTCTTTCTTTTTCACTTTCGGGAGTTCCTAACCCCTCAAGATATAATTTTGATAGTTCTACATATCTATCTTTTAATTCATCTAAATTCTGTTTTTCTTCTAAAAAATCAAATAAATAATCTGTTTCAGATTTTTTACTTAACATATCATCAACAGCTTCTGCTATTCCATTAAACATATGAACTACATCTGTGGCAAACGGTAATAACTTATGCCCAATAGATGTTGCTATATTATCTATTAATCCTTCTGCTTTTTTTAATGAGTTTGCATATCCATCAATAGTTCTACTTGCATCACCTTGAATATATGTTGTCATTTCCATTAACTTGTTATATCTTAACTGCATTTTTGTTGCAGTATCTAAGTTTTGCCATTTTTCTTTTATACCTTGTGATAAAGCATATTCAGCCATAGTAGTATCATTTAAGATAAGTCCATATCTTTTTAATGCTTCTGTTTCTCCTGTTAATGCTCCTTTTATTGCCGTAAATGCTTCATCATCTGTAACATTAAAGAAAGAAGAAAAGTCAGCAGTGAATGTTGCTAAATCCTTAGATATTTGTTTAAAAAATGAAGTATCAAATCCTGCACCTTTAAACATTGAACCATAAACACTAGCAAAGTTTTGCATTTGATAAATACTTCTTCCAACTTCTTTATCAATAGTTTTTGCCCATTGTTCTATTTCTTTTGTAGAACTTTCAAAAACTTGTTGAGTAACATTTGCCAGTTCATCCATTTTAGAAGCACTTTCTATTGCAAACTTCCCCAAATCTTTTATCTTATTTCCAACATATAAGACTGCTGCAGCTACTCCAACTTTTTTTATCATTCCTAATGAATCTGACAGCTTTTTAGCCCCATCACTACCTTCAGAAAAGTTATCTTGCAGTTTCTTTAACTCATCATTTGTTTCATTTATTTTTTTAGAGAAGTCTTTTAATTCTTTTGAATATTTATCAACAACTTCTATTACAGTCTTTAATTTTTTATTGCTCATATCAACTTCCCCTTTTTCTTATTTCAGAATAAGTTTTATTTGTTATTCTTAGAATAAAATTAATTTTTTCAATAAGCCAATAAGGATGCTCATCATAACCAAGATTTAAAGGTAATCTGTATATATAGTAATATGAACTATCCATACCTTTAGTTTCAAAGTACATATTGTATCTATGAATATCATTAATTATTTTTTGATACTTATCCTTATTGGCTGCTTTATGTCCTCTCATATAAAAAGAACAAGCCTTATAGTAGACTTGTTCTATATCTTGAAACCCCTGTTTTCAGAGTTCTTTTTAATTTCATCTAATATTTTTTGGAATGTATATGGTTCTTTATCAAAGAATTTCATCAAGTTTTCAGCTGTCTTATCAACTTCTTTATTTTCTAAAGTAATTTTTAAAGTTTGTGCTAATATAAGTTCAAACTCTGGCATCTCTTCAAAAGAATAATGAATCTTAACAGTTTCAAAAGCTTTTGCATCCGATAAAACTCTAACTGTTTCACGAGGCTTGTTATAATAATTCATCATATTTCTGAATGTTCCAACTGTTTCAACTGCTATGATATCTCCATCTTTTCCATAATTAACTATATTACTAACTTTCTTTTCTCCAATAGGATCTTTTATTTCATCTTTATTTTCTTTTTTCATCAGCTACTCCTTATGCATCATGATAATTTTCAAATGTTATTTTTACTGGTGTTTGTGCTACTTTATCATAATATGCAGTTAATTCTTTTGTCATTCCTCCAGCTCCATCTAAATTAGTTGCTTCTACATTTGATACTTTTACATTTGGAAATTCTAATTTAACAGTTTTTGTTGGATCTGTTGTTTCTGCTAAAGTAACTTCTACAACATAAGATGTATTTTTTCTTAATAACTCATAGGCCTTTTTATAGCTATCCTTATCAAAACTATTAAAAGTTAAATTAAGCCCAACTGTTCCTCTATCAGCTTGTCTAATCTTAGTTGTATAGACTGTATTTAGAGCACCTTTTCCTTCAAGTTTATTATCAATATCTATGTCTATTGATTCTATCTTAGCAGTCATATCAGTTGAAGTTTCTTTTATAACAGCACCTAAACAAATTAACGATTCTCCTTTTAATGCAACTGGAGTAGCATTTATTTTATTATTTAATACCTTATGTTCTTTACCTATAATATTAGCAGTTACATTTACAAATGCTTCCATTTGTGTACTTATTTTCAAACTAGATACTAAACAATCTTGAGCATATTCTGCTATATCATCTTCAACATTATTTGAAATAAGAGTTAAGAAATTATCAAATGGTCCTGGTAAAAAATTATGATTTTTATTATCCTTTGTTCCTTTAAATCCTGCTCCTTCTAATAATATTTCTAATTGTCCTGTTGTTGCCTCAATAGTTAAATCTCCATTAACTTCAACTTTTGATACAAATCCATCTCTTTCCCATCTTCCAGCACCTATAGCTTTACTTGTTGTTTTATTTACCTTTGGTATTACACCATAATTTGTACAATCTAATTGATTTAATCCAGTTAATTTTGCAGTACCTTCTGCAGTTTGTTTTCCAACTAAAAATTGTATATCCATTTTTACCTCTCTTTCACAGTTAATTCAGCATTAATATTAACTATTGCATTATAAATTTCATCATCATTGCCATAGTTAAAACTTACTGAATAATCCATATTTATATAACTTTTTCTTAATTCCAAATCTTCACATAGCAATTTCATTTGCTTTTCAAACCAAGTAATAGATGGCATTATATTTGAATAATTGTCCTCAAGATAGATTAGATTTACAGTTCTATCATATTGTTTTTTATGATTAATACTAATGGTTTCTGCACTTAAATCTTGAGGTTGAATTATAAATATTCCTTGTTTCAAATCTACTCCTGTAAGGTCTGTATTAATAAAATCACACTTTTTTTGACTTATTTTTTCAACAGTCTTTTTCAATTTAGAATAGAAAGAATTATCATTTTCTAAATTAACTTCTTTTATATTACATTCCATCAACTCTATAATTGTATGAGCTTCTTTATCAATTATTTCAATTTCATAATCCAAAACTTTAAAATCTTGAATATCAAGAGTAATTTTATCTATTAATTCATCTGCTACTTTGAATATATCTGTATCTCTTTCTCCATGATAAATAATATCAACTGTATAAACCTTATTAAATTTAACTCCTGCTATTGTGGTATCCCTATGATTTACTAATTGTAATGTGAAGCTAGGAGTTTCAAAGCCTTGTGTTATATCATTGATATTTATTTTTTTACCAGAATAATTTTTTGTGATAGCTTTTGCTACATTATTTAAAACCTTCATTACTCCTTATCCTCCATATATTTAGCTAAATTCCTATTAAATACTGCTTGTCTAATTTTATTTATTTCTGTTACTGAATTAGTCATCATAAATCTTCCTTTAACCCAACTAGCTTTTAGTTTTTTACCAATTACTGGTACAAATCTACCTGGTGTTTGTCTATGACCATATTCAACATAAATAGCATATCTTGCAACATTATAAAGAGTAATAAACCTTTTATCATCACTTTTTATAACTTTGGATACATACCAACTTCTTCTTAAATTTCCACCTGTATGAGTAATAATAGTTTTAGTTTTATACTTGCCTTTATTTTTACCTTTTGTGTACCTTGCAAGTTCTCCTGTTTTATCTCCAAAGTATTTCAATCCTTTTATACTTTTTCCAACAGGAGTTTTTCTTATAACTTTATTCAATAACCTTCCACCTAACTCATTCAAAGAATCATCAATAGCTTTATCATAGTTTTCTTTTAATTGTTTTACATTTTTCTCAGTAAATCTTTTAAATTCAGAAAGATCAATATTTAACTTCATTAAGTTTTCCTTTCACTATCTAAGGTTATTTCTTGATGTGTTCTATACATTGCTATTTCTCCACTATGTTTATACTTCTTTGTAATTCCATTTTGAGTTACTTCAATTTCAGAATTTAAAGGAATTTCTATATCTGGACTTAAAAATAATTTTACTACAGACATTGCTATTCCATAATTACCTTGAATAACTGCTGGGTTAGTGGAATATGATAGAAAACAAGGGATATTAGATTTAACTAATACCCCTTCTCTTTCATCTAATATTCCATTTTCATCTGTAAATGGTTCAGTACCATAAATATTACATTTCCCAGTGTATGTTTTTTCTAGTATTCTCCTAGCATATTCAAACATAACTACCACCCCACAAATCTATACCTGTATATTTCTTGATCTCCATAATCCATTAATCTTTGGACTACATTAGAAAAAGTTTCTTGATTAGTATTCCCCTTAAAACTCATAGAAACTCCACCTTCTGTAAGTGAGGCTAACATTGGCTCAAAGTTAAGAGTATCTATATTTAAGGTGTTTGTGGAATATTTTGTGTTAAGATATTCTCCTACACATCTGCATAGAAACACATAATATAACTCATCTGGCACTTCTTTTCTATTTAAGATATTTTTAAGGTTTTGTAAATTCTTAGGTAAAATAATATCAAATAGCTTATCATCATCTTGTAAAGTGTAATTATATCCAAGCAACATATTTTTTAAGTCCTCTATAATTTTAACTTTATCTACAACAATATCTATCATAATTATCTTCCCTTTTTAGTTTTCCCACTTTCTTCTGAACTTGTTTCTTCAACAGTATTTTCTTCTACTTTTTCTGTTTCTTCTACTGTATGGCCATAAGATTTAAACCATTCTACATCAGTTGCTGATAAGTTCTCAACTTTTGCTACCCCATTTAAAAAAGGTATACCAGATATTTCGCCAGTATACCCTTCATTTTTAGTTTTTATTATAAACATATTTTACCTCCTATTGTACTTTTATATTTCTTAATACTCCACATGATTTAGAAGTTTTTAATATAGGTACTCCTCTTAATTCTACAAGCCCTCTTGCTTGTTCAGAAGCTACATTAAAGTCAGGAGCAATTACATCTATTATTTTACCAGAAGATGGTGAAGCAACTGATAACGCATCTTCTCCAAATCTTACTGCATATAATGAAGTGTTTCCAGTAGCAGTATCAATAGCTATTGTTTCTTTTGCAACTGTTTCTCCCTTAGGAGTATATTTTTCAACTTTAATTAAAGGAATTCCATCATAAGAATCAATTTGTTCACCATAAGTTGTTGGAGTTAGAGTATATAACCCAGCTACTTTTGCTGCAGCTTTTATCTTTGTAATCATCTTAGAGTTACCTATTAAGGCATGTGGTTTTTCACTTAATAATGATAACCATTCATCTAATTTTGTTGTAAATTCAAGTGCATTTGCTTTAACCTTATCAAATGTTGAAAAATCAAATCCTGTTGCATGAGCTAACATATCAGTAGCTGTTCCCTTTAATAAAGTATCAAGTCCATCAAATTGTTCAGCTGATGCTGCAACTGATCCATTTATTAAATAATATGAGAAACCTTTTCTTGCTGATTTTATTAATTGACTCATTTGTAAAGCAACTTCATTTTCTACCCCACCTTGATCTCTTAATGCTCTATCAATAGAGAATGAACCTCCATAAACTTTTACTTCTGCTGTTTTCATTTTCTTTTTAGCAAATGTATCATCATACTTTCCATTGATACCTCTGAAACCTGTTTGAGATTCTTCACTTAAATGTACATAAGACGCTGACCAACCTGCCCCACCTTTTATTGGGTTAGCTATTGGGTCAAATGGTATTGCTTGAAATAAATAATCTCCTCTTGTAAATTCATCAATTACCCCTTTTTCTAAATCTGTTAATTGTCCTTGTTTTACTTCTGCTAATGTTATTGCTGGCATATTTTACCTCCTAAAAATTTTATTTGTTATTATTGTATATTGCACCCAAAGCACTACCTAATGTTATTTTAGGTTCAGCAGGATTTCCACTGCCATTTGGATTAGCTGGTGTTGTTCCTGTTGGTGCTGGTGGTGTTTTGTCCTCTACTTTAAATAGATAATCACTTGTCTTTTTTAGTTCTTCTATTTGTTCAGTTAAACCTATAACTTTATCATTATCCATTTTTATATTCTCCATTTTTAACAATGCTTTTACAGCTAAATTATTTCTAGCTCCTGCTGTTGTTAAAGCAAGTTCTAAAGCATTATCAAGTTTAATTTTTGCTAATGTTTCTTGATATTCTTTCTCACTAGCTTTATTTTTTTCTTGTAATTCTGTAATTTGTTTTTTTAATTCTTCATTACTTGAATTGTTCTTTTGTAACTCAGATAATTGTTTATCTCTTTCAGTTAAATCTGCTTTTAACTTATTCTTTTCTTCTACAACTTCATTAAATCTACTTTGTGGGATCATATTCCCATATTTTTCCATTAATTTTGTTGCTTGTTCTTCTGTTAGTCCTAACTTAATTAATTCATCCTTATTCATTTATTTGCTCCTTTCATTTTTAACGTTGTATGTCAACAATTTAGCTCTTATTCTTTTACGTGTGTAATACTAAAAACACGAATTATCTTTTATAATCATTAAAATTATTTGAAGATAATCACTCTCCTTTGCAATAAAAAAGAGGAGCTTTTATACTCCTCTTAGTGTTTATTATTTCTTGTTTCTTCCTAAAATATTTCCATATTTCATACCATAAAATGGTGTTAGCATAGTATCTCTTTTGAGGTCATTCAATTTATCTATTCTATTATACAAAGGTAATAATTGCTCTTCATAGATTTTCTCTATTTGACTCTCAAATTGATATGCCTTAACCATACATTCATACATCTCATTATAGTATTTGTCATTAAATGGCTTTTCAATAGTTTTGCATTCCAATCTATTATCATATCTAAAATAATTTTCTATGAAATCTTTGTATTTTTCATATACTCCATATCTCTTACATAAAGATATAACCATTTCTTTGTATAAAACTGTAATGGCAGAAATATTTGTATAATCTTTATCAGAATTTTCTTTCTTGTATTTTTTCAAATTCTCAAACCTTAAATTTATCTTTTCATTTCTACTATACCAATGAATAGTTGCATCTGTTATATTAGTTAGTTTTGCTAAATCTTGAACTTCCATAACAGGAATACCTCTCCAAGTTGTAGGTTTTATCTCTGTAAAAGGTAATTTCTCTTGCTTTCCTACTTTTAGGGCTTGTTCCATTCTGTTAAATTCATTTATATATGCCATTTTAAAATCATTATATCCTTGAATATTGAACATATATAATGTGAAACCATCTTTTGTTAAAAGGTACTCTTTGTAATTTCTTTTTTGACCTTTCACTTGATAAAGGCTTGGTATTATTAGAGAACGGAAATCTCCTTTTTCTAAAATATTATTTAAGCTATCCAAAACATCAGAATGATTTTTTCCTAATTCCTTAGCTACAACTCTACTACTTACAACATTAATACCATTTTTACTTTCAATCTTTACTACATAATTCATTTTTATTCCTCCTTGAATTTTAAGGGGAAATGTAGTACAATTTACTTGCGAGGTAGTTGTACTACTTGTCCCCATATTTTGTCTATACGATAAGAGTGGGGACTTTTATTTTTTCTTTATTATTATTTCTTTTGTTTCTTGTTTATAAGTCAGTTCTATTTCGTTATTTTCCTTGGTTATACCCATATCATTAATCCATTCATTATTAAGAATTATTCTAGCAGCATAACCTCCAGTACCTCCTTTATTAAAATTTACTTTTTTTATTATCTTTTCTTTCATCTCCTCACCTCTTTCGTACGGATATTTTTATAATATCATATCGTACGAATAAAGTCAAGAGAAATTTTTAAAAAATAAAAGAGAGGATAAAACCTCTCTTGAATTACTAATATTAATTAATTTCTTTCATTTCACCAGTTAAAAAGTTATAATCTACCTTTACTTTTTCTCCAGTGTCTTCTAATTTTAATGCCACAAATTCTTCTCTTGTGCCTTGTTTTATTTTTATGTAAACTTTTACAGGATAGTTAAAAAATTCTCTTGTAAAAATTTCCTTTTTCAAGGTATCTTTTGGAGCAATACTTGTATTTGCTTTTTTTTGTCCTACTTGTATTACTAAATCATCCCCAAATCCAACAGGCATATCATTAATGTTTGTACTATCCCATATAACTTCAACAAAATCATCAGTTTTATTTGTAATTTTGACTATTACATCATTACCTCTTACTCCTTTGGTAGCATCAACATCAACTAAACTTGATGTTTTAATAAAAGTTTTACGTGCTTTCACTTCTGTTGAAGTACATCCTATAAATAACATAGTCAAACTAGCCAATAATAACAAAATCCATTTTTTCATATAAAACCCTCCTAAAATGATATAATACTATTTGTACTATAAATGTTAAAGTTTGTCAAGAGATAAAACAAATAGATGTCGTTAAACTTCATTGTAAACTTCTTTTCTTATCTTATTGATTTCTTGTTGTGAAAAATCTTTATTAGAAACCTTAACAGAATACTTTTTTTCTATATTTTCAATTTTTTCACAAAGAATTTTCGTAGCTTCTACATATTCTGATCCATGTCCATCTAACGTTCCTTTTGGTAATTTAACAGAACCAATCTCTTTACATCTAATAAAATATTCAGTATATGCTTCTTTTATTTCTTTGACAGTTTTTTCTAAATTTGTCATCTTTTAAATCTCCTATACCTAATTCCTTTTTCTAATGCTTTTCCTATTTGAATATTATGTTTTACATATTCAAAATTTTTCCATTCATCTGAATCATCTGAATATTTATCACTTTCAAATAAATCCCAACTTATTTCATATTCATATTTATAATCCAATCCTTTTAGATATGCTAATTTATATTCAATAAAAGAATTTATATCTTCATCACTGAAAGAAAATTCAGTATATTTTTTAGGGTGATTATGTGTTATATATGCTCCAGTTAAATCTCCAACTACTTGACTATTAACAAAATTTTCTCCACCAATAATGCCAAAAACATTTCCATCAGCTCTTACAACAATAGCTGTTTCATAGCTTAAATCTGCCATTCCTGCCTCATATTGAGAAAATACTTCTCTAACACTATTATAATCTACTTTATCAATTTTGAAAAGCCAATGATATTCATTTGCTTTGTCTTTATAATCAAAATTACCTTCATCATTAGCATGTAAAATATAATGTGGTTTCTCAACATACCTATCATACCAATCTTGATAATCTTTAACATCTACTAGTTCATAATCATCATCTTCTGTCCTTGAAGCCCTTAGGTTAATATCTCCATCTATTTTATCATAATAAGGAGCTGTAACTGTTCTGCAATTAGAATGAAAAGGTGGAGCGGTAACCCCAACTTGATAATCTTTCATATCAAATACCTTACTATCCATACTTCTGCAAATAGATGAAGTTCTATCATCAAGAGTTGCTATAACTTCATATTTTTCACAACCTAAATCTTTCATACATCTTTCTTTTGCTTTTGAATGATATGCTGCACTCTCTGTCATTATTAACCTAGATGCTATGTTTTTCTCAACATTAAATCTTTCTGCAACAGTGTCAATAACTTCTTTCAATGGCTTTCCTGTTATGATATTCTGAGTTAAATTAGTATGTAAAGTATTCACTAACTTACCATCATTACCCCAAATTCTTTTACTC